TTGCGATAGGTGGCATACAACTATAACAACTTGTGGTACATGGACTCAATCACAAAGTACTGATGTACCTACAGGAGAGGGTTTTTCTAAAAGTTTAAAAATGGATTGCACAACAGCAGATGCTTCACTTGCAGCTGGTGATAGAATTTTTATTTCACAAAGATTTGAGGGACAGGATTTACAGGATTTTTGCAAAGGAACTTCAAGTGCAAAACAATATACATTATCTTTTTATGTTAAATCAGCAAAAACTGGAACTCATGTTGTAGAACTATTAGACCACGATTCTGCATTTCGTCATGTTTGTGGTACTTATACAATTAATAGTGCTGATACTTGGGAAAAGAAAACAATTACTTTTCCAGCAGATACCACAGGAGCATTTGGTGACGATAATGCTAAATCTTTAGAAGTTCAATGGTATCTTGCTGCTGGTTCTACTTATCAATCAGGAACTTTAGCAACAAGTTGGGCATCTGTTACAAATGGAAATCGAGCAACTGGTCAAGTGAATGTTGCTGATAACACCGCAAATAATTGGTATTTAACAGGAGTTCAATTAGAAGTAGGCAGCGTGGCAACAGATTTTGAGCATTTAAGTTTTGCAGATGAATTGCGAAGGTGTCAGAGGTATTATTGGAAAATAGCTCAAAATACATATAGACGAATAAATGGTTATAAAAGATCTGATGGTAATTCTCATTGGGAAATTCATTGTCCAGTGCCTATGAGAACTGCTCCGTCGCCTACTTTGCTTGTAAGTGGAACATTTACTAATTTTAATACTAATTTTAACACCACTCAAAGTAGTCCGACTGTTGGTGAATGGAACACAGATACAGGTCAAGGTTTACTAGAAGTATCCTCAACTTGGAGTTCAACTAACGTATCAATACCTTCTTGGGAAGGTTACTCAATAGAATTTTCTGCTGAATTATGATTTACAAAATTAAAACTATAGACGAAAAAAAATACGTTATCAGGTTTAATGATAATGGCACTCAAACAGGTTGCACAGAAGGAACTGTTGATTATGAAGAGTACCTTGAGTGGGTAGCAGAGGGAAATACACCCGAAGCTGCTGATTAATTAACCTTTTCGTGCATTTGCCTTGTCATTAACCCCATAGTGACGTAGAGAGGGGATAGGGCTACAATAAGCAGTAAAACAAGCACACTTGAAAAGGATAGTGCTTTTAAAATTGCAAATTTAATCATGTTTCAAAAAATTGCTAATGTTTTGAGTATTGTCTCATTTCTAATGGTAACTTCTGTTGTTGGTGGAGGATACTTTGGCTATAAATATGTAACATCAGAACAGTTTCAAACAAAGATGATGAATAAAGTTCTTAGAAATGTTCAAGGAATGATGCCTAAAGTATTAGATCAGGAATTACCAAAAGTAACAGGCCCATCAATGCCGATCATTAAATGATCTTTGGATTTTTAAAAAAGCTAATTAAATACTATGTAGATAAATTAATTCATTGGATGCGTATGACAAAATTTAATTTAGAGCTTGATAATGATATAAAAAAGTATCACGAAGAATTAGATAAAAAAGTAAAAAAACCAGAAATTAGAGAAGTTGGTAAGTTTGGAGAAGATGGCTGGTCTATTTCTATTGGAGACATAGAAGATGGAGATACCTGAGATAGGTATTAGAGAAGTAAATATTCCTGAGGTATATATTCCTGAGGTATATAACCCTAATCCTGTATTACCTGTAATAACAAATTTAGAAATAGATACTGCTGGATGTACTTATCAGCATAGAGATATTCAAAACACTGGTAATATTCAGCTTTTATTAGATGACCCTAATGGAGTATTTACTACTTGTGATTCTGTTTTTCCTAACTTTTACCCTATTGATTACAGACCAGATCAAATAGTAATTACTGAGGATTTGCCTGTAACTAATGAACAACCAGCAATGCCAGAAACTAAAACACCAGAAGTGAAGCAACCTAAAGAAGAAAAAAAAGAAGTTAAGTTTGTAGAATGTCCTTCCTCGAAAGAGCAGAGGGTGGGAGATTTTCGTAACGAAAAAAAGTTAGAACGTGTTATTTCTCACAAAAGAAGCGAAGATGGGACTAGATGTATAACTCTCTATGAAGACGTTTCGTTTAAGGATCAATACATCCCAGAACCTAGCACTATTGTCTCTACTGCTGTTATTGGTCTTGTGGCTGCGAGTTCTCCTCTTATTCTCAATATAATCAAACCAGCTATTAAGAATATTGTTAAAAAGCTTACAAAGAAAAAAGATAAATCTACTTAGTTTTTATTTTGTGTGTATGAGGTAGAACTTGATTTGGTTGTGCAATAAGTTTGATTCCATCACAATTAACTTGATACTTACCGACAAAAACAACTCCTAATCTTGCTTGCTCACCGCAAATTTTTAAACGATATAATTCCATTTCCATTTTAGTTTTTGATATTAATAACTCTTGAGCTTCAATATTTACCCTTGCAGCTTTTTGACATAGCTCCCCACCTTTACCCAAAGGAATATTAAATTGCATAGATATTCCATAATTTAAGTTGTAATTATCTTTCTCAAATCTTGGGGTTTCTTGAACATATTTAATTTGGCCTGTATCTTCATCGTAAATATTTTGTTTAGTAACTGTTTCTATAGGGCGGTTAAATGACCACGCATCTGTTAAATAAGGAGTTATGGTCAAACTGGGCGAGGTACAAACAATTCCTTGACTGTAGCGATTCTGGGGCAAGCTGGAGGGTGTAATCATGGTTGCGTTGTTATTCACTACCCCTTGGGCATTCGAGCTAGGCGAAGCAACAGTCGTATTAGCCAAAACCCTTGCAGGGCAAAGAATTACAAGAATTACTGACCAAAAATACTTTGAGTTTCCGTTGTTGTGGTAGTTGTAATAGTCCGATTTATTGTGGTTACGTTTGAAAGGCCAGCACCTTGCAGTGACTCTACCAGAGAAAAGCTCTGTCCAGCGTTGACTATTTTCCATCTAGGCACAGCTTCGAGTGATGGACTTGTCCAACTAAACTGAACACCATTAAGAGTTTGAGTTGTTCCAGCAACTGTTGAAGGGTTGATATAACCATTAAGGTCTGCTGATTCGATATTGTGGCCTGATGCAGAGTATGAAAAGCCAGAATTGTATTGGTGCGAAGTGATTGTCTCATTAATTACTGATTGCGAAGTAGAACTCTGAGTACTAGAACCAGACCTAAACTGGGGGACTACAGGTGTTGCAAGGGTTCTCAGAGGTAGTAGTAATATTAATAATAGCCAAAATTTATTTAAATTCAATCTATTTCGATTTGGACAGTAGTGGAGGCAATGCAGCTAGTACCAGATCCAAATGCTCCAGAACAAGAATGAACCCCACTAGATAAACTGCTAATACTGCCACTGCCAAGAGTCCCACCAGAAATAACTGTTGTTTGTCCACCTAAAACTGGAAGTGTTGCTATACCGCTTGATGGAGTGATTGCTGATTGTGTTACGTCACCAGCCTGATATGACTCTGATAGTGAGAACGCTGACCCAGCAGTTGTAACCGATTTATTTGTGTTTACTAAAGCTGGAACTCCATTGCTTAAGCTGCCAAGATTTAAGCCACCTATACCATTTGTTACTACACTGTCCCCTGTTCCTGTAGAGGTAGTAATATTATTTCCGCTTATAGAGTATGAACTAGGTGCGGCATTTGTAATGACATAAGGAGAGTCTATGGAAATTTGTGCTGAAGTTACATACTTAGCCGTTATCTCAGCAAAGGCACTAGAGGGAGAAAGAAAAAGTATAAAAGGCAGTAGTTTTTTCATTTGACTCCTACGTTGGTGTCTTTGTTATCTAATACTTTAGCAGCGTTAGCAGGTTTCTTTTTGTTCACGCTTATACCATAAGACCCTAAGACCCCACTCGTGAGGCCGGCTAAAAACGCTCCATCATTGCGAATCTTGTCCATGTATCCAAGAGTCATCATTGCAAGCGACCAACAAAGAATCATAAATCGGACAGCATGACCAAAGATTTCTCCCCAATCCGTGCCTTCTTTTTCTTCTTGTTCCTCTGCCATAATTAGTATTTATTAGTCATACTATACATAATTACCTATTTACGCAAATGCCTGAGATATATGGTGCATTAGTGGGAGCAGCAGCTACAGCTTTAGTTATGGTTATATCTAACATGAGTAGTCGTAGAGAACGAGATATACGAGACATATACTTCAGACTAAACAAGTTATCAGAAGCGGTTAGCAGAATAGAAGGCAAGATACAATAACGTGTGCTATGTTTGGAAAAACAAACAAACTATGTACAAAATACTAAAACCTATAATTTTACGCTTCCTCACAAGTACATCTGCAAAAAGATTGATTGTGGAGTGTTTAAGGTCAATTTGTAAGCAGACCTCAAACACATTGGATGACCGTGCTGTAGACCTGCTTGAACAACAATTGTTTCCAAAATTAAACTAATGTACAAAGATAAATTTCTCAACATTGAAATAGAAGAACCACCTGTAGAGTTGCAGTTATCTGTAGAGATGCGTATTAGAGAAGTTTTAAAAAGCGATGACTACGATGGAGTAAAAAGATATTGTACACATTTAATACGGCATCAAATGAAACAAGATGTTTTTCTTGCAGGTTTATTAGGACGATTAATTGAATTAGAAGGATTGCTAGTAAAAAAACAAATAAAAGAAGAGCGTAAAACTATGGACAGAATAAAAAAATTCTTTCATAATTAAAAAAAAGGAGTCTATTATGCCAAAAGGTAAAGGAACATACGGTACAAAAAAGGGTAGGCCACCAAAGAAGTAAGCAGTGGCGGTGGCCTACTAGGCTCTAGTTCTCTACCCCAACTCTAGAGTCTTGCCCCAGAGTGATAAATGGTCTGTGTCATTCTGGGGCTACTTTAAAATGGAATATCGTTATCTTGGCCTTTGTATGATGGACTATCAGATCGTGGTGTTTGGTAATTATTATCTACATCAAAAATACTGACCATTATTGATCCAGAATTTTCTTTGCCACTAAAGTCAGGTATCCCTGCAAAATTTATCCATTTATCTAATAACATAAATTGTTTGCCTTGGTCATTCTCCATAATGACTCCAATGTTTACCCAGTTTGCTTTTTGATTGCCATCCCTATCTTTGTACTCTCGTGTCTTGACGGATAGGTTTTTGATCTTTCGTGCCATAAGGAATTTCCTGTAGTATGCGTATGCGGACAAAACCACCAAGGTAGTCTGAGTCCATAGTTGAGATGACAGTATTAAATCGTTTATCGTTGATGCGTAGTGCGTCAGATAATCCGTCAATACCTGCTTTCATTCTAGCAACTAAATTATCTCGGTCATAACTACGTCTGTCTGGTGGTATAAAAGTCATTTCTAAAACTAATTTTTCTGGTATGTTTTCTGTTACACCACGATATTTTTTTAATTGCTCTTTAGATACGCTGTAACAATCTTTTCTATATTGTTTTTTTGCTGTTGCCAGCTTTGCCCAATGCAATCTTTTGTTTGGTGATAGATCTGATGGTGGCCATCCTAATACTATTTCAATCATCTAGTTGCTCCAACTCGTTAATGCGTTTTTTAATTGCATCAAACCTAACCATATATTCTTTTGTTGGTAAATTATTAAACCAAAATTGTGTTTCTAATTCTGCTAATTGCTGCTTGTAATTTGCAATTTCCATAATATTTTTTTGTCTATCTGACCATTGCATTTCATCGTCTGGTATTTTTTCCCATTGGTCATTTTTAAATACACATAACTTGTCTGGCTCGTTTGGATTAAACCACAAGTCACCTGTGCGTAATTCGTTTTCTTTTGTCATAAATTTTTCCTATAAGAATCCCAGTTAAAACCAATCAATGCACCTCCGTTTTCACGCAACCTATCGGTTACACGTTCACCAAGGTAATCTGATAATTGTTCGCTAGGAATATTTGATAATAAAATAGATGGTTTAAGTTTTTCATAGCGTTCATTGAGTACATCAAACAACAATTGTTTCTCAAACTCTGACCCAAACTGTACACCAACTTCGTCAAGTATAAGCAAATCAGGTGATGCAAATGCATCTATGACCTCGCTTTCTGTTTCTTCTTTTGTTCTCCAACTATCTTTAACTCTACGGATTAGACGTTGTACGGTGACGAATACTGGTGACCGTTGTTGTTGCATAATGCTCAACGCAATGCCTATTGCCAAATGGGTTTTGCCAGTTCCCGGTTTGCCAACAAAGATTGCAGAACGTCCTGTTTTTATTACTTGATCAAAGTTTTGTGCATACTCTTTTGCAAAAGCTAATGCCTTTTGTTGACCACTTGTCTGTGCTACATAGCTATCTAACGTCCGATCTTTAAATCGTTCTGGTATAGCTGCACCTTTTATTTTTGACATCCATCTACGCTGTTCACGTTCTAATGCAGCTTGCTTGTCACGCTCTATTTGCAGCTTTGCTTCTGCATCCCTGCGTTCAATCATGCATTTTGGACACTCTGTCCAATGCTCGCCAAGATAATTTGTTGAAGTATATGCACCATGCTTTGCACAAATGCGTTCTTCTGTTGGCCTGTCTTTGTTAATTAAATTTTCTAACATCTTCTCCTCCTGTCTCCCAAATTTCAATTTGTTGTTTAATTGTTTCTAAGCTAAGAATCCACGCATTTCGATCAAGTATTTGGCTAGTACGAAGTTGGTTTAATGTATATTCAACACTTCTTTTAACTTGAAGCATTGCTTCGTATTCTCTTGGTGTTTGAAAAATCATATCTTTTGTACCCCCTCACCGTAGTTAGTAGTAGCAAATGACTTTTGTTCTTTGTTAATCCAATCGGATTTAAAACTTTGCCATCCCCTTGCTTGGCACATAACCAATGCATCCTCCAAACTAATAGTTGTTTTCTTTACTTCATTCTTTATACCTTTTAAAGCAGTTTCTGTTAATGGTGCTTTTTTATTTTTTCTATGAACTAAGAAATCATCCCATGTTTTTTTACTTACATTACGAGGACGCTTTAGCGTCTTATTATTATATGTTTCTTGTTTATTGTTTATTGTTTCTTGTTTATTGTTTGGTTGAACGGTTGTTGAACTGGCGTTAGACCTAGCAAGAGCAGATGCTTTACCTGCCCTAATTGCTGATTGTACCTTGCTTTGATACTTTTCTATTTCTTCGTCAGCCCTTGGATTAGTCCATCCTTTGCCAACTTCTAAAATAAAAAACTCTTCTAAAACTACTCTTACTTCTGGCACGTTATCCTTCATGTTGATCTTTCGTGCAACAGTTGCCACATCTTCGTTCAACGTCCGTTCATGTAGGTAGTAGAGGTCTAGCAATCTTCGGTATGCTAGATCCTCTAAATCAGATAAGTGTTTAGTATGGCTAATGTAATCGCCAATGTTGAAGGAGTAAAAATGCATTACTCCTCCCCTTTGTATTTTTTAAGGACTTCTTCTCTAGCTTTATCTACACCAGCATCATCCATACCCATAGCTTCTTTAAGTCTAGACAATGGCTGATCTTGTTTCTCAGGTGTAGGAGTTACATTTACTGGTTGTTTAAAATCAGTGTCATCATCAAGTGTCAACACAGAATTGATTGCATCATTCTTGGGTAGACGTTTAGCTATACGATGAATGACAGTTTTCTTGGCCATTTGGTCAAACCAATTAACCCATGGCGAGCTTGGATGTGAATTAGATTTAGATGCATTACGACATTTGTTGATGTCATCCATGTTCATTACTTCGTAATACTCACCGCCATTAGTAGTAACATTT